CCCGATTTCATTACTCCGGTTACCAGTTGTACGAACTGACAGCCACAAGAGGTCTTAAAGACAGGAAAACCAGCATGAAACAATGCTCGCATCCGGTTTCGAAATACAACAGTCCACTCATCATCCAGACCAAATAACATACGCGGAATCAACAACTCCAACAGTGACACATGCCACTCGTTGACAGTCCAATCCCACGCAGATTTGTCTATCGACATAGGCTGTTTATTTCGAAAACACTTCGCGAGCCACTTGTATCCTCCCAACTGAGGAGACCAACCGGCCTTCGACGGTATCTCGGTCCACCGCTTAATCAACTCGTCAAGCCAAGTCCCGTACAAAATGCGATCAATAATCGTATCGGTCAAACCGACACCAGAAATCAACCGCCATGAACGTTTCTCAACCTTCGAAGCCTTATGCGGCTCCGGCTTGATAAAGACGAATATAGGATCCGAAGCAACTCCTTGCTGCAATTCTAACCAGCGTAACCGGACGGCCTGCTCCACCATCTGAACTCGCGTTGGATCAACAGCTACCCCATCGAATAAGAATAAATCCCTATTCGTCGGATAGTGTTTCTTCCAAGGCCAGCCAGGTGAGGCATTCCAATCCAAGGTATTCCGCAAAAACTTCGAAAAGTCAGCTGGAAATCCACTCCAAATCACTTTAGTCGAACAATACTGCCTCTCCAAAGCGTTAACGATCGGAGTCAAAGATGTCATCAATCCATGGTCAAACAACCGAAGCGACTCTTTATGCTTCCTAGCATGGTAACATAACGAATCGTCCACAGCGCGAGCATCGGTCTCAGGCCAAAAGTATTCCAACGCAAAGCCAGGAGAAAGTTTTTCCAAACCCTCCCTATCTATGCGCGGTTCAACTCTTGCCTTAATTGGTCTATCATAGGTGCACTCGTGGTTGCGGCATCGCCAACAGGTCCTACCACACGCATCACGGTCCCCCGATCGATAAACGCTTGCTCGACATCGCGTAGTTGAAAACCCTGCATCACCAACTTGTCCAACAGTGTGGCTCGCTCCCCCTTGGCCAGTGCTTGACGCACAGACTTCGGAACAGCCCGCACTGAGGACGCCTCGACATTCGCAGAGGTCTTCAATTGTTTGATCTCGGTTAACTCCTTCTTCAACTTCTCG